CCAGGGTCCTAGTATCCAGAATCCAGAATCCAGAATCCAGAATCCAGAATCCTTAAACAATGGTACAAATATTGCATACAAAAAAGTATTTTACATTTAGACTATAATACATTATACTTCCCCTTATGGTCGATAAATATAGAGAGTGGATGCTCGAAAAAATGGTAGCGTGCGAGGGGAATGTACAGAGATTCTCAGAAGAGACTTCCGTATCTATTCCAGCAATATACATATGGCTAAGGAACAATGAACCCCTGTCCTTGGCCCGTAAAAGGGGTCAATATTTCAAGATGAAGAGAGAACTCATAAATCATGGATGTCTAGAAGAGGACCTCTAGTTCGAGCAGAACCCCTGCTTCAGGAGAAGAGGGAGGATATCAAAACATGGTGTAAAGAAGGAATGACTCCTCAGCAGCTGTGTGCAAGGCTGGGAATCACCGTAAGACACCTGGAACGGCTCATGGACGAAAGTTCAGAGTTCAAAGAATTGATTGAAACCGCTCGAGAAATTGTAGATTATAGAGTCGAAGGATCTCTATACCGCCAGGCGACAGGATATTTCGAAGAATCTTCGGAGACCATCATTCATCCAGATGGAACACAATCCACGAAGCTGATTCATAAATACTATCCTCCCAATATAGCAGCCACCCAATTCTGGTTGAAGAACCGCCAGCCAGAACGCTGGAGAGAGAACGGTGGTGTCATAGAGCAAGAGGATAAACCACCTTTGATAATCAACTTAACCCCTCCAGAAGAAGATGGAGATCAATCTATCCCCGATACAGAGTCAGGTACTTCTTGATCATCATCGGATGAAGGTCTTCGTGGCTGGACGGAGATCAGGGAAATCGTTCCTCAGCGTAGCATTCCTAGTCCAGGAGGCATTAGCAGGGAACAACCGATTAGTATTCTATGTGGCTCCGACCATAGGCCAGGCTCGATCAGTAGCCTGGGGTCTGATGAAAGAGTGGCTGCCGTCCTGGTACACGAAATCTTGGAATGAGACCAGGTTGACCGTGATGCTTGCAAATGGGAGCCAGATATCCTTAAGATCTGCAGATAATCCTGATGCCATGCGTGGAGTGGGCCTTGATGCTTTGGTCATGGATGAGATTGCAGACATGAAACCTGAAGTGTGGTACGAAGTTCTTCGACCTGCTTGCTCCGACCGTCGAGCCAGAGTCATGTTCGTGGGGACTCCGAAAGGTTTGAGCAGTTGGGCCTTCGATGTCTACAAGAGAGCGAGAGATGAGACCGATGAAGAATGGATTTCGTTCACTTGCACCACGGCACAGGCAGGGTTTGTTCCAAAGGATGAGCTGTCATCGGCCCAAAAGGACCTAGATCCTCGGGTTTACCGTCAAGAATATGAAGCAAGTTTCGAGAGTCCTTCAGGAGTTGTCTATCCATTCTTCGATGAAGATAATGTTCAGCCAGTAGACGATGATGGAGGACGGATATTGGTAGGTATGGACTTTAATGTCAGCCCAGGCATGAGTGCAGTTTTGGGATGTAGGGTAGTTGACGAACTGCATATATGGGACGAAATCTTCATTCCAGGAGGGACTACTTTCGATATGGCAGATGAATTGGATCAAAAAGCGTCAGATAGAGAGGTAATCTGCTATCCTGACCCTTCGGGAAATGCGAGAAAAACTACTTCTCCGGTAGGAGTGACAGATTTTACCATTTTGAAGGATCATGGATTCCAGGTTAAAGCTCCTAGGCGAGCTCCGCTCATAGTTGACCGAGTAAATCTGGTAAATAGACTATTATGCAATGCAGAAGGAATTAGAAGGTTGTATATAAACTCAAAATGTAATAAACTTATAGAAAGTCTATCAACATTAGGCTATAAAGAAGGAACCAGTCAACCCGATAAGACTTCTGGACTAGATCATATGAGTGATGCTATAGGTTATTTGGTATGTAGCGAATTCCCCATGAGATCTAGATCAGCAGCCCTCGTAAGAACTATGGGGGTCGCTTGAATCGTACAAAAGAAGAGAAAGCGCTGATATCTCGTCCGTGCAAGATAGGAAATCGGCTCTTCATGAATGCTCGATCAGCAGCCCAGAAGAAGAATATCAGCCTCAGTACAGTTCGTCATCGCCTTGTGTCTCCCACTTGGCCTAGATGGAGGTACCTTGACTGGGAGGAATCGAAGAAAGCTTACCCTCATTTCAGAGAAAATGTGGGAAGAAGACGAATGTCCCTGAAAAATAGATTAAAGATGTCCAAACCTTTTTGGGGGGATGGGGAACTTTATTCGTCTATTTTTGACTGTGCAGGTAAAACAGGGTTGACAATTAATCCGATTCATCATAGAATTCAAAAGGAAAGTTTCCCAAACTGGAAGTATGCAACACAAGAAGAGATCGATACTGCTGTAGAAGATGGGGTATTTGAGTAACACCAGAGACGAAGGTCATCCCGATTGGAAGGACCATTTTCACATCTTCAAGAAGTGTCGAGATGTATTCCTCGGAGAAGATCGAATTAAGGACCAGGGGGAGGAGTACCTACCGTCTTTACCAGACCAATCTGCTTCTTCCTATCAGATTTATAAATCCCGAGCTACATTTTTAAACGCTTACAATAGAACCATTACAGGATTAGTAGGTTCTGTGATGCGTCGCCCAGCGAGTTACGAAGTTCCAGAGCGGATGCAAGATTATCTGCAAGATGTGAATATGCTGGGGTATGATTTACAGACTTTTCTGGGTCATGTCTTAAGAGAGACCTTCATTACTGGTCGATGCTTGATTCTGATAGATCGGAAAGGGGATGGTAGACCATATCTCACTCTCTACGGTGGAGAATCCTTCTGCGATTGGCGTTTAGATGATAATAACCGACCTTACTACATCCAGCTCAAAGAAGAAATAGATCTGACCAGTGATCCTGCCAGTAATCATGTGATGGAGGACCAATACCGCAATCTTATGATTGAAGATGGAAGGTACATAGTCCGAGTTACACATCATCAAGAAGGGGATCAATCAGAGATGAAGATCGTGGATGAAACAGAACCCACAATGAGAGGGGAACCCATAGATTTCATTCCGATTTCCTTGATAAATCCAGGAGGACCAGGTTTCTCGATCAATCAACCTCCACTTCTTGATCTTGCCAATCTGTGTATATCCCATTATAAGACTTCCGCTGATCTTGAAGCAGGTAGACATTATGTATCCATACCGACTCCTTATCTTATTGGCGTAGATCCAGAGGATTACGATACGGGAATAGCAATCGGCCCGACTTCAGCCATAGTAATACCCAATGAAGCAGCAAAAGTCGGTTTTCTAGAATTCGCAGGTGTAGGTTTAAAATCACTCGAAGAAGCCCTGACACAAAAAGAACACCAGATGAGTGTTCTCGGAGCTCGAGTATTAGAACGAGTAAGAACGGGGGTCGAATCAGCAGAAGCTGCAAGGATTCACCAGGCTTCCGAACTTAGCATCTTAGCTACCATCGTAAACGAAGTGGAGAAATCAATCCTTGCTTCCTTGCGAATGATGGCTATGTGGGAGGGATTGGATCCTTCTCAAGTTTCACTTTCTATCAACCGTGATTTTGTAGATGCTAGACTACCTTCCAAAGATCTTCAGGCCTTAGTCGATAGTTATCTCAAGGGGGCATTATCTCTGGAAACATTAGTCTATAATATGAAACACGGAGAGATTTTAAGTGAAGAAACCTCCATCCAGGAAGAAGTCGATAAACTATCCCAAAAAGAAGTTGCATTGCCTTCTGATGAATGATAATGTCTTATAATCTAGAAAGATTTCGATATGGCAGAAGAACAAGAAGCTGTTGTTCAGGAGAACACGGAACAGCCACCTGTAGCCCAAGAGGCATCGCAGGACGTTGACGCTATGGTCCGAGCGGCAGTTGATAAGGAAGTTGCAGGACTAAAAGCAAATAATCAAGCTCTGAAGGAAGAGAAAAAGAAGTTCCAGGATAGAGCTAAGATAATTGATGATTTAGGTGGGGAAGAAGGCATCAAACAATTTCAAGAGATGCAAGTCCGCCTTTCTGAAGATGAAGATACAAAGTTGTTCCTCTCGGGTGATCGAGATAAGTACAACCAAAGAATTACCAATAGAGTTCGGGAAGATGCAGAAGCGAGAATAACTGCGATACAGGTCGAACTTGACGCTTCAAACGAGAGAGCTTCACTTGCTGAGGATCAGTATAGGAATCAGCAAGTGGCTCTGTCAATAAGAGAAGCAACTGGTAAAGCGGGAGTCAACCCAAGGCTCTCAAAAGCTGTTGAGGGTCAGATCGTAGGAGATGTCTTCTTCGATAAGAAACAAAATGAAGTTTTTGTTCGAGATCCCAACGACCCCGATTCCATTAGGTACGGGAGAGAAGGTAAGCCTATGACGGTAATAGAATTAGTAGACATGATGAGAGAAGATCAACCTGAACTATTCTTATCATCTACTGGAGCTAGCGCGGTCGGTGGATCTTCTTCGTCCAGACTCTTGCCTGGGGCAGTCTCAAAGATGAGCATGTCTGAATACGTAAAGGCAAGAAAAGAAGGGCGAGTCTAGTCGCCGAGCGACGCCACGGCACCTCAGGAGAGGCGTCGATCTTAACTTATGATTGATATCAAACGCCTCTTTTTCGAAAAGGAGTTATAA